CCCTCATCCTGGTGATCGAGGTCGACCGCTCGCTCAACTGGGGCCAGAACCAGCGCTCGCTGTATGCCGCCCAGGACCGCAACAACTCGAGGGCCAAGTGGGAGGAGCAGATCGACCTGTTGCGACAGACGCCGCTCGGCCGGCTGCTCGCCGTCCGCCGCCAGGCCGGGGCCGAGCGGATGCTGTGGAAGGGCACCGGCTCGACGGTGGGTATCACGGCCTCGGGCGAGGCGTCGGGCCACGGCCAGACGCTCGACCTGGCCGTGATCGACGAGGCCTTCGCCCAGCGCGACGAGCGGCTGATGCAGGCCTTCCGGCCGGCCCAGGTGACCCGGCCGAACGCCCAGATCTGGGTGGTGTCGACCATGGGCGGCGAGGAGTCGCTGTTCCTGCACGACCGGGTCGACGACGGCCGGGCCCGGGTCGAGGCGGGCGAGCGCCAGGGCGTGTGCTACTTCGAGTGGTCGGCCGGTGACGACGACGACCCCGACGATCCCGCCACCTGGTGGGGTTGCATGCCCGCCCTCGGCCGGACGGTGACCGAGGAGGTCATCAAGGCCGACCACGACGCCATGGAGCCCTCGGAGTTCTCCCGGGCCTACCTGAACCGCCGGGCGTCCCACGGCCGGCCGGTCATCGACGCCCTGACCTGGGCCGGCTGCCGGGAGCCGCACAGCCAGATCCGGGGCCTGCCCTGCTTCGCCCTGGACGTGACCCCGGACCGCTCGGCCGCGGCCATCGCCGTCAGTGGCTGGCGCGATGATCGCCGCCGGCACATCGAGGTGGTCGACCACCGTCCCTCCACCGAGTGGGTGGTCGACCGCCTCCGTGAGCTCGAGCGGCGCTGGCACCCCCTGCCGGTGGTCCTCGACCCGGCCAGCCCGGCCGGCTCCCTGCTGCTCGAGCTGGCCGCGGCCGGGGTGGCCACCACCGTGGTCAACACCCGGGAGTACGGCCAGGCCTGCGGGGCCTTCTTCGACGCCGTGGTGGCGGGGGCGGTGGCCCACCTCGACCAGCCGGTGCTCAATACCGCCGTGGCCGCGGCCCGCAAGCGGGTGTTAGGGGATTCGTATGCGTGGGCTAGGAAAACTGGCGGCGATATCAGTCCGCTCGTTGCCGTAACTCTCGCTGCCTGGGGGCTACAAAAAGCTGGGCAAGGCAGCCCTCAGATCCTGTAACGCAGTGGCTGTACCAAGCGTTAGACGTGGCGATGGCGGACAAAGACGTTGCGAAGGCCAGGGAAGCATCACGGCGATGGAAGAGGGCCAATCCTGAGAAGGTTCGGGCGCAGAAGCAACGCTGGGAAGCCAGTAATCCTGAGAAGGTTCGGGCGCAGAAGCGACGCTCTAGAGCAAAGAATCCTCCGACCGAAGAGTCGCCTTTGAAGCCTGGACTACCGTCGAGATCCTTGAGCGGGACGGCTGGGAATGCCAGATTGATGATTGTCGCTGTCCGGGCGGTCGTGTTATTGATCCCTCGGCCCAGCCGCACTCGTTATGGGAAGGAGTAGCGGACCATATCCAGCCGGTCTCCAAAGGCGGCGAGGACACAGCGGCCAATCTTCAAGCCGCTCACCGGTCATGTAACTGTGCCAAGGGCACCCGGTGGCAGGACGGATAACGGCAGATCCCCGGGTCCTTTGATTAGTTTGGCAAACTACTGGCCGGTGGCAGTCCAGCTGCTGGGCGTGGCCCTGATGGCGTTCGGCTTCGGCCTCTTGGCCGTGTGGGCCGGGCTGTTCGTGGGCGGCCTCGGCCTGGTCGGCTTCGGCCTGGCCGCCGAGGTGGGTCGCCACTAGTGCCGGCCGGGGACATCTCCTTCGACCGCTTCGGAGTCATGGAGGACGCGGCCGGCGGGGCTCACCCGGCCTTCCACGACGGCGTCCGCTGGAACCCGCTCGGCTCCATCGACCTGGCCAGCGCCCAGATCACGGCCGACGTGGCCGTGGCCGCCGGCGCCACCCAGCCGGTCATCTCCCTCGACGTCAACTTCGCCGGCGTGGGCACGGTGGCCGAGGTGACCCTCAGCCTGCCCGAGGTCGAGTTCACCAACAGCCCGGGCGGGGAGTGCAGGTTCGCCGTCACCCTGGCCGCCACGCCCTACGTGCTCGGCCACATGAACGTGAAGGGCCCCTTCGCCTGGCCGGCCCGCCTGGTCCGCCAGCTGCCCATCCCGGGGGCCGGGACCTTCACCTTCGCCGTCAGCTGCACCTCGGTCAGCCAGCCGGTGGTGGTCCACGCCGACACCGGGGCGGCCTACGGCCCGGCCACCCTCAACGTGGCCGTGGTGGCGTAGTGGGCCTGGCCAACCTGCTGGTGCGGTCGTCGCCCAACTTCGGCTCCGTCGCCCCGAACGTGCCCTCGGCCCCGCCGTCGACCTTCATGTCCGGCCCGGAGCAGACCTGGCCGCCCTCGCACGTGCTGACGCCGCCGTCGGAGGCCCAGGCCCTCGGCGTGCCCGCCTTCTGGAAGGCGCATTCCTACGTGTGCGGCACCGTGGGCATGCTGCCGGTCACCGTCTACCGGGGGACCGACGCCTTAGACCCCCAGCCGGCCGTCATGCGCCAGCCCGACCCCAACCAGACCCCGATGGCCTTCTGGGCCGGGGTGGTGTCCTCGCTGGCCCTGTACGGCAACTCCATCAACCTGGTCACCAGCCGGGACCGCTACGGCTTCCCGCTCACGCTGAAGCCGGTCCACCCCACCCTGGTCGCGGTCAGATTCGCCGGCAACCCGATGACGCCGTCGATCGACAGCTTCTACGTGGCCGGCAAGATGTACGACCCGGGCGACGTCTGGCACGTCAAGTCCTACAACGCCCGGGTCGGCTGGCCGCTCGGCCGGGGCCTGATCGACACCGACTCCGACGCCATCGCCATGCAGCTGGCCCTGCAGTCCTACGCCGCCGGCTACTTCAACGGCGGCGGCATCCCGACCGGGATCTTGAAGGTCCACCGGCCCGAGATCACCCAGGCCCAGGCCGACAGCGCCAAGGCGGCCTGGATCAACAACTACTCCGGCGCCCCGACGGTGGCGGTGCTGAACGAGCTGGTCGACTACGCCCCGGTCGCCTTCAAGCCGGTCGACAGCCAGATGGTCGAGAGCCGCCAGTTCGGGCTGATCGAGGTGGCCGACATGTGGAACCTGCCGCCGTCCAAGCTGGGCGCGGCCATCACCAATCCTTATAAAAACGCCCAGGCTGAGGAAGTCCAGGCCCGGAATGACGGCGTCGCCCCGTGGACCGTGCTGCTCGAGGAGGCGATATCGATCGACTTGCTGCCCCGGGGCCAGAACGCGGTCTGGGACCTGGCCGCGGCGCTGCGGACCGACACGCTCAGCGAGTACCAGGCCTACCAGGCGGCCCTCGGCGGCCCGGGGCCGCAGTCGTCCTGGTTGCTCGTCGACGAGGTCAGGGCCCGCAACAACCTGGACCCCATGGCCATCGTGCAGGACGAGCTGAACACCGCCATCGAGGCGGCCGGGGTCACCCCGTCCGACACCGCCACCGGCGTCCCTCCGGTTCCGCCGGTGGCGGGCGGGCCGGAGTTCTCCAACACCTTCCCGGCCGGCGGGCCGGAGACGTCCAACAAGGGCACCCCGGGCATGAACCCGGCCATGGCCGCCGGGGCGGCCGGGGTGCCGAAGGGAGCGGGGCCATGACCAGCTACCGGGCCGCCAACGAGCAGATGGGCATGGCCTATCGCGACGTGTGGACCACCGCCTACGTGAACGACCTGCCCGACAGCTCGTTTCTCTACATCGCCCCGGGCGGGACCAAGACGGCTGGCAAGACCGACGGGGCCCACCGCTACTTCCCGGTCAAGGACGCCAGTGGCAAGGTCGACCTGCCGCACCTGAAGAACGCCCTGGCCCGCATCCCCCAGGCCTCCTCCATCCCGGCCGCGGCCCGCATGGAGGCCATGACCAAGGCCAAGGGAATGGCCAAGGGGACCTCGATCGGCGGCCCGCCCGGGACGTACGAGGGCTCGGCCGGCAGCGGGAGAGCCAACGACGACGAATCCATCTTCGACCAGATGCCCATGGCCCCGCTGTTGAAGAAGAAGAACGCCGGGGCGGCCATGGCCCAGATGATGGGGATCAACAGCACCCCGCCGCCCACCGTGGAGGTCCGCTCGTTCGAGGCGGTGCTCGAGCTGCGGGCCGACGGCGAGGGCCGCACGCTCGTCGGCCGGGCCGTGCCCTACGGCGAGGTGGCCGACATCCCCGAGGGCCGGGAGCGGTTCCTGTACGGCGCCTTCGCCCGCCAGCTGGCGGCCGGGCCCGACATCCTGCAACGGGTCAAGCTGTTCGACTCCCACCAGGCCCGCGGTGGCCAGCCGGTGGGCCGCACTGCGGCCCTGTCCGAGCGTTCTGACGGCCTGTACGGCGACTGGCCGCTGTACGCCACCTCGAAGGGCAACGACGCCTTAGAACTGATCAGGACGGGCGAGGTGACCGGCCTGTCCATCGGCTTCAAGGCGCTGTCGACCCGCCGGGCCCAGGACGGCACGCTGGAGCGGACCGCGGCCCATCTCGACCACGTGGCCCTCACCCACGAGCCGGTCTACAACGGGGCCGCCGTCATGACGGTGCGTTCCCAGGCCCGGCCGCTCTCGTCCTACCGGACCGAGCAGCAGCGCCATCACGTCCTGATCGAGCGGCTGCGCATTACCATTCCCCTCAGTCGCTGAACCATCCCGAGCTGAACCGGCCCGGCCAGGCTGAACCGGCCAGTGGTGAACCGGCGCGTGGGCTTGTTTCCCGCGCCGCGCCCGGGCGCTCGATCCCTCAAAGGAGGGACTGCGATGGCTTCCCGCTTCATGGACCGCCTGGCGGTCGACTACCGCAACCTGTCCGAGCAGTACGACGGCATCTTGAACCGGTGCAACGAGGACAACCGCGACCCGACCGACGACGAGGCCGCCATCCTGGACGGGCTGCGCTCGGAGATGACCCCGCTCGGCGACCGGCTGATCGAGCTGCGGGAGACCGACGAGCGCCGCTGGGCCGCCGTCCGGGCCATGAGTGACGCCCCGCCCGCCCCCGAGACCAAGAACCTGCCGGTGGTGGCGGTCAGAAGCGAGGCCGAGCTCTACCACCCGGCCGACGCCAGTGGCGGGCCCCGGCTGTCCTTCTTCCGTGACCTGATGTACGCCCAGGTCGACCAGGACGTCGAGGCCCGCTCGCGCATCGAGCGCCACAACCTGCAGATGCGGGCGGCCGGCACCACCACCACCGGGGCCGGCGTCATCCCGCCCACCTGGTTGTTCAACGAGTTCGCCATGCTCCAGCACGGGGCCCGGCCGTGGGCCGACACCCTGCGCCGGGTCGGGATCGACTCGGCCAACCCGGTCAACATCGGAAAGCAGGTCACCCCGGGCGCCGCCCCGGCCGCCCAGGCGTCGGAGAACGCGGCGCCGGCCGACGGCTCCTTCAACGCCAACGTGATCACCACCAACCCGGTGACCTACACCGGCAAGGTCGACGTGTCCCGCCAGCTGGTCGACGGGTCCAACCCGGCGGTCGACGGGATCATCTATGCGGACATCATGGGGGCCTACAACGAGCTGATCGAGAGCGCGGTGGTGAGCGCCTTCGAGGCCCTCAGCGCCCCCTCGGGCCTGGCCGGGGTCATCACCTACCCGGGCACCGCCCCGGTCTACACCAACCTGCCCGACGCCTTCATCGACGGCTCGGCCAGCATCATCAAGCGGC